ATCCGCACAGAGTATCAAGTACCGCAACCGACCCGGTGGACATGAATATGGATACGATTACCTATACCCATCCAGACTATGCCGACAACGAAAATCGGTGGGAATTCTTCCTCCGCTCCTATATGGGGGGCCAGGACTACAAGGATGGGGCGTATCTGACCCAATACATCAATGAGGACAAGGACGAGTATCAGCGCCGAATCTCGCTGACCCCAATCGACAACCATTGCCGCAATATCGTCCACATCTATTCATCCTATCTGTGGCGCATCCCGCCGACCCGCAACTTCAATTCCCTCGATGGCAATGTGGCCCTTGTGCCGTTTCTGAAGGACTCTGATTTGGATGGCCGCAGCTTCAATGCCTTTATGAAGGAAGCGCAGATCTGGTCATCCGTTTATGGTCATGTATGGCTCATGCTGGATAAGCCGAAATCCACGGCTGGTACGAAGGCCGAGGAACTTCAGCAGGGCATCCGCCCCTATGTAACCCTTTTCACGCCTGAGAATGTATTTGACTGGCGCTGGGAGCGTACCGAATCTGGCCGCTTCAAGCTGACCTATCTTAAGGTTCGTGAATCCATTGAGCGCATCGACAACACCAATACCCGCGCATTCTTTAGGGTTTGGACTGAAGAAGAAGTGCAGATTTACGAAGTGGACAATGAGCAGGAGCGTCTAGTCGAAACGATGGACAACCCCATCGGGCGCATTCCGGCTGTATTCCTGCCATCCAACCGTTCTGTGGTGCGTGGCATTGGCATTTCAGACCTGACTGACATCGCCTATATGCAGCAGGCGATCTATCAGGAAATGAGCGAAATCGAGCAGTTGATCCGAATTTCCAATCACCCGACTCTGGTCAAGACCTATGGCACGGATGCCTCCGCTGGCGCTGGCGCTGTAATCAATATGCCGGATGAAATGGACTCCAACCTGAAGCCGTATCAGATCCAGCCAAGCGGCTCGAATCTGGACGCTGTACGCGCTGCGATTATGGATAAGGTGGAATCCATCAACCGCATGGCCCACATGGGCGCTGTTCGTGGTACTGAGGCTCAGACAAAATCCGGCGTTGCCTTGCAAACCGAATTCCAGCTATTGAATGCCCGCCTATCAGAAAAGGCTGATATTCTCGAATTGGCTGAAGAACAACTCTGGGAACTGTTCTGCATCTGGCAGGGAATCACCCCAGATGTTGAGGTGTACTACCCAGACAGCTTCGATCTGCGTGACTACCCGAATGAATTGGCGTTCTTGCAGCAGGCCAAAGCCTCCGGCGTTCGCTCCAATACCTTCCTGCGTGAAGTGGACAAGGCCATTGCCGATCTCATCCTAGACGATGAAGAACTGAAGCAGGCCCATGAAGAAATCGACAGCACGAATCAGGTACTCGGCCAGTTCTAATGCCCGCAGACATTGACCACGCTCGGATTATTGAAAGATTAGGAGATGCACATGAAGCGCGCCTACAAGACGCTCTGCGCCGTTTGGAAGAAAGGGTCGTTGCCATCGTTTCCGCTGCGCCTACTAAAGCTGGCAATCTTTTCGATCTTGAGTGGGCTATCGCGGCTCGCGCTCAAATTCAGTCGGTTCTTGAGCAAGAATATCTTGCCGAAGTTCAAGCAGTAATCGGGAATTATGACGAGGCTGTTCTATCCGCCCAGAGCATGATTGGAGCCTATACAGATTTCACCGAAATTGATCCAGCAGTAATCCGCAATCTCAAACGCCTGTCATTTCAGGGCTTCGAGGCCATCGGTAACGAATATCTGGATGTGATGGCAAATGAGATCTACCAGAACACGCTGACCGGTCGACCTGTATCTGACTCAATCAAGACACTTCGCCATGCTATCAACGGCGTTTATATTGAATCCGACTCTGCCGAAGCTAATCGCCTTGTTGATATTGCTCGCAATGCTACTGGCGCAGAACAGGCCGAGGCAATAGAAAAGCTACACACCCTATACGCCAGAGATCGTGTGGGTAATAATTTGCGCAGATATGCAACGCAAATGGTTCACGATTCGCTTATGCAGTTCGATTCTTCTATCGTCACCTCTGCTGGAAAAGAGGCAGGCGCTGAGAAATGGAAGTATTACGGCTCCGTGATTCGTGATTCCCGCGAATGGTGCAAAGAACACGCAGGCAAAACCTACACCGAGGAAGAAATCCGCGAAATGTGGGCAAATAATCAATGGCAGGGCAAGGCTCCTGGCGATCCATTTATTGTCCGGGGCGGATATAACTGCCGACATCATTTCCGGCCAGTATTTGAGGATGAATCAAATGCCTAAAAAGCTAGAGCAAGAATTGCGGAAAATGTGCAGCAAGAAGGGTTGGAGCAAAGAACGCTGCGACCGTTATGTCTACGGCACATTGCGCAAGACCGGGTGGAAGCCTGGCAAATAGTTCCCCACACTCCATAGGAGGTATCGTCACATGAGCGAAGAAGTCATGGAATCAGTAGAGGCTGAGGCTACTGTGGAGCAATCCGAAAGCACTCAGGAAAAGAGTTTCACTCAGGCCGAAGTCGAAAAGATTGTCGAACAGCGTCTAATCCGGGAACGGAAGAAATTAGACAAGAAGATCGAAGGCATTGACCTTGATGAGGCTCGCCGTTTGATGGAAGAAAAGGAAGCTGCGGAAACCGAGCGCAAGAAAGAGCGCGGAGAATTCGAGAGCATCCTGAAATCTACCGTCGAAAAGAAGGATGCAAGGATTCAGCAGTTGGAATCCAAACTTGAGCAAAAGATGATTGATGGCGAATTGTTGAATGCTGCGTCCAAATACAATGCCGTGTCACCAGAGCAGGTAGCTGCGCTATTGCGCAACAAAACCCGCCTTGATGAAACTGGCAGCGTAGAAATCCTTGACGATAATGGCTCACACCGTTATAACGATTCCGGCGAATCCTTGACGGTTGGGGAACTTGTTGAGGAGTTCCTGACAGCAAACCCGCATTTTGTTCGTGCCACTACTGGCGGAACTGGATCAATGGGCAAAGCTGGTGGCTCTACACAGAAGCCTGCATCTGTGGAAGATATGCTCGCTAATTGGAGTAACGGAGGCAAAGAAGCCTACGCCGCTCTAAAGAAGGGCAAGAAATAACCACTTTGTAATCTTTTGACAAGGAGCCAATCATGGCAGCAACTACTACTTCGACTCTTGACGACCTGTTCGTCAATATCGTTGCTCAGGCGCGTTTCACCGCTGAGGAACAATCACTCATGGCCGGTCTGGTAACTCGTTACGACATCGGCAACATGGCAGGCAAGGTAATCCAGGTTCCTAAGTATCCTGCGATCTCTGCCGCTGGCCTGACTGAAGGTACTGATATGAGCAGCACCGCTGTTTCTACCAGCTCCGTTTCCATCACCGTTGCAGAAGTTGGCGCTCAGGTTGTCCTGACCGACCTCGCTGCTATGGGCGCTGGCAATCCGGCTGAAGAACTCGGTACTGTTCTGGGTAACGCAATCGCTACAAAGATGGACAAAGATCTGATCGCTCTGTTCGATGGTCTGTCTACCTCTTTGGGTTCTACCACTACCGAACTGACCGCAGCTTACTTGTTCCAGGCCGCAGCCACCCTGCGCGCTAACAAGGCTCCGGGCCGTCTGGTTGGTGTTTTCCATCCGTATCAGACTTACGCTCTGAAGGCTAACCTGACCAACACCTTCGCTAATCCGAACGGTGGTGATCTCCAGAACGAAGCAATGCGTAATGGCTATGTCGGCACGATCGCTGGCATCGACATCTACGAATCTGCCAATCTGACTGTAGACGGCTCAGGCGACGCTAAGGGTGCAGTATTCGCTCCGGAAGCTTTCGCTATCGCTATGAAGCGCGACTTCAATATCGAGTACGAGCGTGACGCATCTATCCGTGGTTGGGAATTGAACGCTACCGCTATCTACGGCGTTGGCGAACTCGATGACAACTACGGCGTTGAGATGTACTTCGACGCAGGTCTGTAAGCCCTGAAATCCCTGCCCCCTTCGGGGGGTGGGGTTTTTCTAATCTCAGGAGCAGATCATGGCATTCAGTACCGATTCAGACCTTACAGCACTTTTGCCCGATATCCTTTCGTTGGGCATTTCGTCATTTACGGACGAACACGCTCGCGCACAAGCTGATATTGAACGCGAGATCCGCAACAAATGGTGGGACAAGACCGGTTTTTCCGGCGAACTTAATGCAACCCTCCTAACAGATTCCCAATGGACGCGAGCCGCTTCCTACCTTGTCCTGTGGCGCTATGCGCTGCCGCAGTTGACGAATTGGGTAGATGGCGACCGCTTCCAGAACATGATCGAGTTTTACCGCGCTCGCTATTCCGAGGAAATGGATGCCATTTTCCGTGATGGCGTGGAATACGATGCGGACAATGACTCAACCGTGACCAATGCTGAAAAGCTGCCGCGCCACTCAGGAAGGCTGTTCCGATAATGCAGGTCAATATCCAATTTGATTCCAAGGCCGTTCAGCGCGCTTTAGAAAAAGCGGCTGGCGGCATGAAGAAATCTATTGATATTGCATTGCAAAGAACCGCTTTACACGGCAGCAATATCATTACGGATCGAACAGAAAAGGGCGTTGGATATATGGGGAAATTTGCTCCGTATTCTGCCGGCTACGCTAAATTTAGAAAGAAAGAAGGTCGCCAAACTAAGGTCGTAGATTTCAACTTTTCTGGAGAAATGCTTGCCTCAATAAACGGCAAATCCTTTGGAAACCAAACCGCAAAGATTTATTTCATCGACAAAATAAACTCAAAAAAAGGCGCGATGCTGAACATCAAGCGTCCGTGGTTTGGGTTCAATCAAGACGAAGCCAATAGATTAGGACGCTTCTTTGCCGGACAATTCAAGCTATGAGCATTCGCGAATCCATTGCCTCTGAGATTGTTTCCACCTTGCAGGCTATGGCTAGCCCTGTAGCCGCCTCCTATGTCACCAGAGAGCCGTTCGACTTTCAGAAGCTATCTAATGCCCAGTATCCGGCGATACTTGTCCAGACAGCCTCCGAGAGCCGCTCAGACGCCACTCTAAGCGACACAAACGCACAGCGGCACGGAAATATAGATTACAGAATCATTGGCTATGTGAAAGCTGCGGCTATCGACACGGCCAGAAACGACTTGATCGAAGCGATCGAGGAAGCCCTAGATGTGGACAGATCCCGTGGGGGCTATGCGGTTGACACCCAAGTTCTTACAATAGAAACCGATGAAGGCTCGATAGATCCGATAGGCGGAATCATTGTGACGGTTCGGGTACTCTATCAATTTACTCGCGGCACTACCTAAGGAGATACACATGGCAGTAGTAAGCGGCAAATCCGGTTCCGTCTTTTATGGAACTGACTTAATTGGCGAACTCAACAGCTTCACTCTGAGCATCACTCAGAATACTGAAGAATCGTTTGCATTTGGCGATAGCTGGACTGGCAATACGGCGACCAGCAAGACCTGGAGCGTTGAGGCTTCTGGCTACCACGATCCGGATGACACCAACGGTCAAGTTGCGACCATTACCGATATTTTGACTGGCGATTCGTCTGTTTCCGTAAAGCTCCGCACCGAAGGCGACACGACTGGCGATGACGAATATACCGGCACGATCATCCTTCAAGAAGTTAGCATTGAAGCAACTGCGGATGGCCTGATGGGATTCAGTTTTAGCGGTGTTGGCAATGGCGCGCTAACCAGAAGCACGGTGGCCTAATGGCGTTTAAGTCCATTGACAAAAAAGAGGCGATTATTGTGGTCGCTTCAAACGACCCGGCGTTGGATCTTGAGAACTCTGATCTGGTGGCCTATCGCCAAGACTTTGACGAAAGCCATCTAAAATTTAAGGATGGCGAGGAGCCGACCCGGTTTGTTCTGGGAACGA